ACCTACACATACACCTCAGGATACATTTCATTCAGTTCATCCGCTGTAGGCGCACGCTCGTTTGACCGCTGGAATTCTACCACACGACTTTGAAGACTACTTATCTTATCATTTGACGACACCATTGACGACACCAGAGGAAAACCAACACATTTACCATTCTTCCGATCAATAGTGACATTCTTGGTAGCATCTCATTAAACTTCTTTCAGAACAACCGAATATTTTACAAGTTTCTACTTGATTTTTAGAATGGGATAAATAATATTTAACTGCTGATAATTTATAATCACTACTTTTATGCGTAGGCATTATAATATAAAAATATTTTTAATTAAGTAATTTATTTTTTTCAAGTAATTGTTTAAAGTCTTTAACGTCTCCATATACTCTAGAAACATTTTGATTTCTAATATATTTATCAAATATAAAATTATTTAAATTTTCAACTTCGTCTGGTAAAGTTAAATTATAATCTTCATTATTATTAAATAAATAGACTAAAACTTTAAAATTACACTTAATATTTAAATTAGTATCAAATTTTATCATATCTTGATATAATTTTTGGTTATTAATTAACCCATCTTTTATTAATTGTGTATGATGTAAGGCATATAAAAAAACAACTTCATTATTTTCATTAGATATAATATCCATAAATCTTTTTCCTCTTTTATTCATGACTTCAATTAATGTTTCTTCAGTTTCTTCTACTTTATCTCCCATATTATCATTTACATTTTTTAATAAGTCATGATGAAAAAATTGAACGTAGTCATAATCCTTTGAAATAACTTTTCCTCTATGATTATAAATTAAATTAGTAGTAAAGTTAGAAAAATTTGTATTAATTAAGTTATTAACATATTCAAATCCACGATTACCGTTACACATTAACCAGTCAAACGGTAGTGATTGTTTTCGTAGATTTAATTTTTTCAAATTACCAGAAGGGTGACAATACGGACCAAGTGAAATAAACATTTAATATATATATATATATTTATAAAGAGCAAATTTTTAATTTCATGTCGGTGTTTTAAATGTTCAAAGGTGTAAAACATTTTAATCAAATATAAAAAAGTCAAATATGATTTACATATTTTATTTTTTATTTGTGTTGTCCCATTTTAAATCTTTAATGATGTAATATATAATCGTCTAATTTTTATATACACGATTATACTCATCATTACTGACATAACGCATCTGAACATTCTCATTTTCTTCATGTGTATCGATCAATACCTTAAACGTTTTTTTAGGTCTACCGCGCGGTTTTGGCTGATCATTAATTTTAATAAGAATATGGTTAGATTTTACATGGACACCCTTTTTATGAAAGTATTCCAATATGTTTTTTACAGTTTGATCCTTTTCATTATCATAACAGTTTGCTAATTCGTGAATTATATTAAGGATATCTGACATGGTTAATTTATAAAGTTAAATATCAATAATAATAACGTCAATTTTTTTTAACTTTATTTTTACACAATAATGATAAATAATATAATATAAATGAATTATTTTATATTATTAAACAATTGATGTTTTTATACTTCACATATAAATGTGACGTTATGTTGTAATCTATTCATTTCTGGAAATTTATTTGTGAAATTTATCCAAAAACATTGGAACAAATGAAACATTATTTCGTCACTGGACCAAGGGAAATATTTTGATGCGATATTCGTAAAAAACCATATTTCAAACATTCCTATAAATAATATTAAAGTTATATGATGTATTAGCATCTTTATAATAGACTCTTTATAAACATATTTAATACCAAGTGTGTATACAAATGATATTAAATTTATTATTAAAGCCATCTCAAATGATTTGTGTTTTAATGAACTTAAGATTTCGGAGGCGGCTTCATTCGCTGTTTCATCCGAATGTTGTAACGCAATATATGTACTATCTATTGATTGGTGTTTATGTACTATAAATTCTATTAATGGATCATAAAATATCTGTTCACGGAAGCTTTGTGCATCATCATATGATATAATATCTTGTACACTATCTGTTATTGAATCTAATTGTTCATAAAACATTGCTTCCTCCATAATAATTATAAAATTAAAAAATAATAATGGCTCTAATATAGATAGTAAAGATAATTGTATTAATATATGATTTATTAATATCATTGTGAACTTTAACGTATCATTATAAGTACATTTTTTATCATCATCCTCATGATCATCCTCCTTTTTCTCTTCCAATTTATCACTATCAGGTTGAACTATTGTTAAATTATCTGCTGAAAATTTATCTCTATGTATTATTGAACGAATAATTCTCGAAGGGGATAATGAATTCCATTTAATCGGTGACGTTGGCGTTCGTTGACGAATCGTAGTTAATTCCAATTCAGATTTATATGTTTGGTCTATGATAGCATCAGTCTCTAGATTTTCTATATCTATATCTTCAAAATAGTAATCATGATCTTTTTTATTTTCCATTTTGTTTATTATTATTATTATGATATATTTAATTATTTTGTTTCAAATAAATATACTTTATTTTTTTTTGTTTTCATTTCCAATGGATAATACCATTTCAGCACTATATTGTTTACCTGTATCGTCAGTATAGTGAGAAATACCATTAGTTTCATGCAATGTAAGTTCAATCTTTTTTCTGGCATTTAATATTTCATGACCAATTTCACCATGAGGGGTGCCTTTTAAATGAGTACCGCAAAACATATCGCTGTCTTTTTTTCTCCTCGTACACTGCAATCCGTCAGCACGCTTTGCTCCACATCTATCATATTCAGGTACATGATTCTTCACACGTTTTCTTTTTGAAAAATCTTCGTCTGTGAAATTCATCCTCGGATATTCTGAAATATAACTTACCAACTTCAGTTTTAATTCTGGATCATTTACTTCAGAAAGTTGATTCACTATATCGTCTTTGAAAACGTTAAAATATCCATTTATTTTCTTCTTTACTCTATTTTCCATAATAATATAATACCAATCATGTAATATATTATTTCAATTTTCTATATAAATAGCAAATTAAGTCTTTCTAATTTTTCTAGTTATATTTTCCTTATCTACTACATCTCTATTATTCAATATAAATTGTGTAACATCATTGCTTCTACTATTTGTTTGATCAGTATCCTTATAATATTTTTGTAAAATATTTAATAGACTATCTTTATTCAATGCTTTTTTTGTTTTGCTTTTTTTGTAACACAATTGACCATCATTAATGTCTAAACATTCTATTTCGTTTGTTTTCATTACATTCATCAACTCTAATGATAAACTTTTTTTTTGCTCACGTTTTTCTTTAGCTAATTTCGCAAGTTCCCTCAAATCATTATCTAAAGAAATCCATTTTTTTACAGCTCCTACTAATTGATCTTTTGTTTCCATTATATAATAATCAATTTAATTTTTTATATGTTTTAAGGCAAACATATATTATATTTTTGTATGGCGTTTGCAATATTCATTTCCCTTAGAATTTGCGTTACACGGGTCTCCTTTTCGGGGTCCACATTTAATAACAGCGGTACATTTATGCTGAACTGGTGTTGCTGTAATATATCTATCATGCTGTTTACAGTATGTTCCGTGACATTCTTTATCACATGTATTACCTTTTCGTTTCCCTGATATAAATTGGTAACTACATATATTAGGTTTGAGTGTATACTTATCAGGATAATTCACGCCATATATTTTCTCAACGTCTCTAAGTAGAGGTAATATTCTATTCTGTATATTTCTACAGTAAGGACACTGCATTTGTGATGGCGTTAATGATAATGAACTATAATTAGATTTATATAATTTCTGTTTAGTTACTTCATATAATATAGGTAGGTAGTTGAATTCATGGTTACATAATAATTTAATACAATCCTTTTCTAATCGTTCGTGTGTAATTAAGCAGGTTTTATTATTATTGGTATTATTATTGGTATTATTATTGGTATTATTATTGGTATCATCATCACTACTATCATCACTACTATCATCATTAATCATATCGAAAAATATTTTTGAAATGTTTTTTCTTACTTTATTCATACTTTTTTGTGTATCCATTGAATATAAAAACATATATTAATCTCTTTATATAGATTATATAAAGATATGACAACCACTGAATGGGGCCCTCATACATGGAATATGTTTCATACTTTAGCAGAAAAAATTAAAGATGAATACTTTTGTGAAACCAAACTTGAATTTTGGAATATGATTAAAAATATATGTGGAAATCTACCATGCCCGTATTGCGCCCAACATGCTAATGAATTTATGTCAAAGATAAAAATAGATAATATTAAAAGTAAAGATGATATAATTAAAATATTGTTTGTTTTTCACAATAGTGTAAATGAACGTCTAGAAAAACCAAAATTTGATGCTACCAAATTGCGAGAACAATATTCAAACAATAATACCATACAGGTATTCAATATTTTTATGAATCGGTATCGTATTGCTAGTAATAGAGGAATGCAATTCCATAAATCATTACAATCCAGGCATGTTCTTTCGCAATTTGTTAATTGGTTTCAACAAAATAATTACAAATTTAATATGTGATCATAACCTATACATATTTTACGAAGTTATCTCCTTTATAAAGCGCACACATGTAATCGTTTTCTTCGTCGTTATATACTATTTCATTTGATTTATGTTTCATTAAATCATATTCTAACGCATTTAGGATGTACATATATCCTATAGAAAATGTTATACCAATAGCCATAAAATAAAGTATTGATTGTAAATCATACATACTATTGGATAGAGTGTCAGATACTCTTGTGCCTAACATTGTAGCTATTATCATAAGTACTATATAATATAGTAGATTATAGTGATGGTAACCAAATATACCAAATAATCCAAATGCTATACAAAATGTGTGTGTGGAAATTTTTACATCAAATCTAGGTATTAAAAAATGTATGAGAAATAGAATGATGATACCAACAATGTGGAAAATATAGTACGTATCTGAATACAATATATACATTCCTGCATACATTCCAATGTCACTAAAATCATTCAAATAGCTTAATGTATTTGGGTTCATAATTAAGTATATACTATAAGCAAATATTTTATAATATAACTTAAATTACTCAAAAATGAATTAGAATATACTAAAACATATCTTAAAAAAAGTGTTTATATTAATATAATAATTCTATAACTTAAACCTTCCACATACGGATCATACTATCCACACCCGCAGAATACAATTTGTTCTCGTGAAGAGTGAGAACGTACACCGGGAATGGCCCTGCGTTACCATACTTAGAATAGTAATGCCCCCTCCAAGACACTACTTGTTCGTAAGTGTATGTGTTCCAAATGCGGATAGTTCTATCCATACTCCCAGAATACAATTTGTTCTCGTGAAAAGCTAAACAAGTCACCTCTTCAGTATGCCCTTCCAACTTGGCTATTGTTTCGTAAGTTTCTGTATTCCAAACACGGATAGTATTATCCTGACGCCCCCCAGAATACAATTTATTATCATGAAAAGCGAGACTCAGGACGCAATCAGTATGCCCTTCCAAAGACGCTATAGGTTCGTAAGTTTCTGTGTTCCAAATATGAATAGTTCCCAGGTTATCCCCCCCAGAATACAATTTGTTTTCGTGAAGAGCTAGACATTTCACACTATTATCATGCCCAATCAAAGTCGCTATAGGTTCGTAAGTTTCTGTGTTCCAAATGCGAATAGTTCTATCAACACCCCCAGAATACAATTTGTTCCCGTGAAGAGCGATACAAATCACACTATCAGTATGCCCGTCCAAAGTCGCTATAGGTTTGTAAGTTTCTGTGCTCCAAATGCGGATACTACGCTGGTGATGTAGAGAAGCATACAATTTGTTTTCGTCAAGAGCGACATTACTCACATGACCAGGTACCCTCAGAGTCGCGATTGTCGCGTGAGTTTCTGTATTCCAAATGCGGATAGTATCATCATAAGACCCAGAAACCAATTTGTTTTCGTGAAGAGCGAGACAACCAGAACCCACAGCATCATTATGCCCTTTCAACGTCGCTAGTTCTGTGTATTTGGGTGTTTTTAGAAAATCTCTGAATAAATCTACATTTATTATATTTTCCAGTCCTCGTTCTCTAGCAATAAGATTTAACGATATGCAAAATTGGTATCGCTCTTCAACAATCTCGTTCATTTCGGTAGTGCGGGTCATCGTTTTATTTATTTGATTTTGTAATCATAGAAAAAATGAAAAAAGACGTCAATTTTTCCAGACGAAGTTAAGCAACCATCTTTAGTTTTATAGGTGCGTGATGTTGATAATCATGTATCTTGAAATCTTCAATAACATAATCATTAATGTTTTAGTAAAAGACATAAAAATTTTTTATTATAATTATGTATCAATATGGATAAAGATCAAATCATTAAACAACTTCAAGAAGAAAACTCTTTACTCAAAAATGAATTAGAATCTACTAAAAATCATCTTAAAAAATATACTGCACCTGCTAGGAATAAAAACAGATATAATCCAGATAAATCAAAAGAATACCAATCTAAAATTACTTCTGAAAAAAAGAAAGAATATGCAAGACAAGCTTATTTGAATAAAAAAGAAAAATTAAAAAAAGAACATGAAAATGAAAATATTTAGGAGTTTTATATAAAATGCGTGTTTTTATATAAAAAGATATCTTTAGGGAATATATAGAAATGAAAAAAACCATTGGTGTTTATAAAATCTCAAATAATTTGTGCCCTGAAGGTAAATATTATATCGGGTATTCGTGTGATATTAACCGTAGATGGTGTATACATCGTTCAACACTTAAAACATATAAACATTGTAATATTCGTATGCAACGAGCATATGAGAAATATGGGTCTGACTGTTTTACATATGAAATTTTACAAGAATGTGAAACAGAAGAAGAAGCAAAAAATGTGGAACTTTCTTACTTAGAAGATTTGACTATACGAGATAAATTATATAATTTACATTATAATAGTAGTGGTGGCGATTTAATGACCTATCACCCGAATAAAGAGCAAATTATAGAAAAAATTAAAAATACAATAAAGGAAAATATAAGTAAAATGTCAAAAGAAGAAAGACAGAAAAAATGGGGACAGCCAGGAGAAAAAAATGGGATGTATGGTAGAACGCTTACAGATGAGGCAAAACAAAAATTATTAATTATTAATAAAGGTAATACATATACTCTTGGATTAAAAATGTCAGCCGAACAGAGAAAAAGAATGTCGGAAGCTAGAAAAGGTAAAAATACAGGTGAAGACAATCCTTTTTTTGGAAAACATCATAGTGAAGAAACACTGAAAAAAATTCAGGAAACTAAACAAAAGAACATAGCAAAATATGGACGAACACTACCAAAAAATACAAGAGAAATATTAATAGATGGAAAAACTTATATATCGGCATCAGAAGCAGGAAGACAATTAAATGTATGTACTGCTACTATTTTACATCGTATTAAATCTCTTAATTCAAAATTTCTTGGTTACCATTATGCATCCTGATACTAAACCAGATGAAATTATGCAACCATCTTTAGTTTTATAGGTGCGTGATGTTGATAATCATGTATCTTGAAATCTTCTAATACATAGTCATTAATGTTTTCTCTCTTGTTTAAAATTTCTACTGTTGGAAAAGGATAAGGCGTCCTTGTTATTTGCTCTTTCATATCGTCTAAGTGTTCCGCATAGATATGGCAATTTCCTCCATAATGAATAAATTCATGGGGTATTAAATCACAATGTTTTGCTAATAAATGTACTAAAAAGCTGTAGGAAGCGTAATTAAAACTGGCCCCACATGCAGAATCCAGTGATCTTTGATATAAACAACAACTTAACTTGTTACCATCAATCACATTAAATTGAAATAAAACATGACAAGGTGGTAAACATCCTCCATCTAATTGTTCTACATTCCATGCACTAATTACCATTCTTCGTGAGCTTCGTTGAGCAGGGTCTTTCAAAGTATCTATTACTTGTTGTAACTGGTCTATACCTTTTCCCGTATAATCAGCATCACAACCCTTATATGGTGCATTCCAGTGCCTCCACATGAAAGAATATAGCGATCCAATATCTCCTTCTTCATAATGCTGTAAGCCTCTTGAATCTAAAAATTCACGGGTAGTATTCGCATCCCAAATATGAACTCCAACATCGTTTAATCGTTTATTTGAAGTATCTCCTCTAATAAACCATAATAGCTCTTTAAGACAGGTTTTCCAAGCAGTTTTTTTAGTAGTAAGAATAGGAATCTTACCATTCTCAAGAGAGAAATGCATAGCTGAACCAATAGCAGTTTGAACGGCACCATTCCTGCCCTCTTCAAGAGTGCCATGTTGCATTAAATCTTTAAGCAAATTAAGATATTGATATTCTTCGTGGTAATCGGACGTCTGGTCTCTATCTTTGTATTTATTTATGTCAATTGCGTATTTCAACATTATAATAATAATGTAATGTTATATTTAACTATATTTTTGATAATAATAATTTTATTTCTATCAAAAACTCCTAGTCCTCATAATTAATTAAATTTTAATATATCTATAACATAGATTTCATTAATTGTATTTCCTTTTCTTGCGTATCAATTATTTCTTTTGCTAGTTCTTTTATTTTGGGATTATTTGTTTTATTATAAATGTTATGAGTAGTGGTTAATGCGGTAGAATGGTGAGGTATCATTCGTTTCAACCATTGCTTATCATCAACTAATAATTGTTGTCGCAATAATAATATTGATACGCTAATAGATAACATAATTCCAATAGAGAAAACGAATATATTAAAATGTCCCATAGATAAGTAATGAACAATCTCGTGCGCCCACATCATATTTGAAGCCATTAATAAACCACCATAAAATAGTGTTTGTGATACATATAAGTCTGTAAATCTATATGCTAAAATATTCATAGGATTGAATAGCATACCAATAATTACCATTACGATAAACATAATTATTTGTCTTTTATATAAACTATAATTCATTTATATAAAATACCGAGATAAAAATATTCAATCATGTAAAACACTATAAATATATATGTTTATACATATAAATGCAAAGTATTCCTTTGGAGATTGAAGATATTATTTGGACAATGTATTGGAAAGATATATATACAAGAAAAATATTGAATGAACTAATGATTCCAAACATTTTAGATCTTAAGATAAATACATTTGTTAATAGATATTGTTTACTACCAGCACGTTTATTTGATGATATATTTGTACATTATTTAAAAAAATTAAATAATGACATTCGCGTTTTAGTTCAATCTAAACCAGTAAGTTATTTATTTTGTAAAAACAGCGACTTGTGTTTACAATTTTGTTATGGGTCTTTGAGTAATGTAGATTCAATCGTATCTACATTGAAATATATATGTATGTATTCATTATCATGCTGTAGAATTCACAAATTTTACGTATTTAAAAGATTTCAGTACTTATCAACTAACGCATGAGAAAGTGCCTCTTCAATTGTTTGAATTGGATAAAATTCAATACCTTTAACTAAATCTTTATCCCCCCATTCTTTATAAAAGTCATCAAAATCTCTTTGGTTTTCTTTGGGAAATAAAAATGTTTTTACACCAGCAGTAATTCCTCCAAGAATTTTTAAATCTAATCCTCCAATAGCAGTAACATTACCTTGTAAATGCATTTCTCCGGTAATAGCCAGATCGTTTTTGATAGGTATATTATTCAATAAACTATAAATACATGTAGTGATAGCGGTACCAGCAGAGGGACCGTCTTTAGGTACAGCACCTTCAGGGCAATGGATGTGAATACCCTGCGTTTTTGTATCCTTGAACTTTTTTAGTAGCGCCTTTTTTGTTTTATCAGATGTTAATTTCCATGCTAAAGATCTAGCAACAGACATACTTTCTTTCATTACATCTCCCTGCATTCCTGTTAATCTCATATCTAGCATATTTGCGTTTAAAACGAGCTGTGTCTCAATTTGAATGATACCTCCCTTACCTAAGGCGTTTGCCCATAATCCATTAATTATTCCTGATGCTGGTTTATCGTGAATTAATTTAGGTGTAATAGGGTATCTTTTCTTCAGATATTTAGTTTTTACGAGATCTTCTGATAATTCAACAGGCAATACCAAATCATTTTCATTTAATAATTCTAAATTGATTTCTGATAAAATTTCAAATATGATTTCTTTCAATTTACGTACACCGGCTTCAGCTGTGTAAGTATCAATTATATATTTAATCACATCGTCATTTATATCAACTAAATCATTGAAATTTTTATACCCCATTTTCTTTGCGTACTCTGGTAAGATATATTTATTGGTAATGATGATTTTTTCATCAATTGATAAATGTTTGAATTGTACTCTATGAATTCTATCCAATAGAATGGAGTCCATTAAGGAAACATCATTATACGAAAAAATAAACAATACTTTAGATAGATCTAAATCAATGCCAGAAAAGTACTTGTCTTGAAATTTGTCATTTTGTGTAGGATCTACTAGGTGAGTCAATATACCTATAATTTCTCTTCCCGTTTCTGTTCTACTTACTTTATCTATTTCATCAATAAATATAATAGGATTCATACATTTTGATTCCATCAGAATATCTACTATTTTCCCCCACATCGATCCAACGTATGTATAATTATGACCATCTAATGTGCTTCCATTTGATGATCCTCCAATAGCAATGAATCCAAATGGTCTAGAATTTCCTTCTTTATCTTTGAGACATTTTGCTATTCCTTCCTTAGCTAAAGATGTTTTACCAACTCCTGGAGGACCTTCAAACCCGAAACAATATCCGCTTTGTTCGCCAGTTATCCACTGTCCAACAATTCTCGCTACCTGCTTCTTTGCATCTTCATGACCATATACAGAATCGTTTAGAGTATCCTGAACGTCTTTCATATACTTTTTAATTAGTTTGTATTCATTATATATTTCCATATCAATATCAGATACATTTTTATTGGCAGATACATTAACAAGTTTATCGCGTATAGCAATATCAGTTGTGTGTGTTTTTAATTCATTGCGGGCTTCTTTTAACGTCTTAAACTCAATATTCAGTTGATCGTCGTAAGTCTCGTTATATTTTACAAGCATATTTTTTATGTTTGCTTTGCTCATAGAACCAACATCAAAAGATTCATTAATCTGGTCATTGATCGCTTTACAATATTTGATTATTTCAAACCCATTTAACTCAATGCCTGTAGTTGATTTTGTCATTTTATTCTTTACATTTTCGAGAACATTCATGACATATTCTTTTGTATCAATACCAAAAGGTATTTTCAAAAGTCCTTCAATATAACTGCGCGCTTTTGAACCGGAATCGTCACTTTTAGATCGTAACTCTTTCACCTTTGTCATTGCTTTCTCTTTGACAGTATCTGAGGTTTTCATCAAACATACACGCTGTTCAAGTGGTAATTTGCCTTCTAGATCAATATCTAATAATTTGGAGGTGTATTCGATAGTTGATTTCATAGCGTGTTTGAAATTTATTTGAATACACGCCGGAAGACTATTATACAACCTGGATTGTCCTACGCTATCGCCTTCATTTTTGTTATCAGTTGAAAGAATATCATATAACAAATAAGATATATATTGACATTCATTGTCCTTTTTATTCAACAATAATTGTATTAATATTGATCTCTGTTCAAACAAGTCATAATTCATAAAGTCCCTCGTTACTTTTGATAGTAGTTTTCCTTTCAATACATTAATATTTGTTAAATATCCAACATATAAATCATATATTTCATCATCGGTGTAAACCAATAGTTCTTTTAATGTTAATGAACTCAAATATATTTTATACATATCATTGTAATCAATACTATCTGGCGTATTTTCAGATATTTGTTGCTTACGCTTACAAAACATATTACTTTCCAAATAATTATAAGGAATATTAGACATCAGACAATTCAAAACAATAGTTTGTTCTAAATGTTCATTTTGAATGATCACTTTGAATCCATAAAGTTTGAGAATAAAATTACCAGACTCTACTGACATATCAGTCGCATCCAATGTATTTAACGTTTCAGCAATATGTATATCTTCCAATATATTGTTCTTTTTTCTTCCTTTTACACCAGTTCTGTTTTGTAAATTCCATGATACTATTTTATAGTTTAAAACAGATGAACACTCGTTTAATACTTTATATTTTTCAGTAAGGATTTCATTGTTCTGAATATTTGATTTGATGAACTCTTCCCCATAACATATACGTAACATATCTTCAATCTGCTTTGTTCCATTTTGTTTTATTATTGCGGATAATTTATTGTTAACAGTTTGTAATTGCTCTACAAGATTATTATAATTAATAGTAGTTTCACGTAACGACTTTTCTATCGTATCTATATTCGCAATTATATCTTCGAGTTCATTTTGAGCGACAACTATATCACCTGAGGAAATTAATCCTTTAGAAAGGTATTCCTGGAAGGTCTCATAAGATCTCTTAATTATTGATTTATATACATTGATTTTGTCTGTTATGACGTTATGCAAAGTATTTTCATCGCTTTCATTCATCATCGGCTATATTATTGTTATAGATATTAAATTATATCTAAATAACATAATTACATAGTAATTCTATATTAAAAACATGATGATATATTTAAGTATACTATGGGTATACCTAGCTATTTTTCACATATAATAAAAAATCATAATGCTATTGTCAGAAAACCAGATATGAAAGAATCTATAGATAATTTATACATTGATAGTAATTCAATTATATATGATGTTATACATCAAGAAAATTCTAATCAATTGTCTTTTGATGAAATTTTTAATCAAATCTGTCTAAAACTTGATATGTATATTCAGCAAATTTCACCACAAAAACTGGTATTTATAGCATTTGATGGCGTAGCGCCTGTAGCAAAACTTTCACAACAGAGAACACGAAGAATAAAAAATACTATCCTAAAAAATATGGAAATGCGTATAGCAAATAGCAAATTGAGCAATAATTGGGATTCAACACAAATTACACCCGGAACAAAATTCATGATTTCCCTAAATAAATTTGTTCAAAACTATTTCACATACAATACTAGGAAAATTAAAATAATAATTTCAGGTTCAGACCATCCAGGCGAAGGAGAGCACAAATTATTTGAGTATATTAGAACCCATGATCATATAGATTCTACTACGGTTGTTTATGGGTTAGACGCTGACCTGATTATGCTATCATTACTTCATACAAAATATTGTAATAAAGTATATCTATATCGCGAAACACCTCAATTTATTAAACAATTGGATAGTTCTCTGAATCCATCAGAATTGTACTTGCTATCAATTAATTTCTTGCGCGATCGTATTTGTATGGATATGAGCAATAACGCTGCTTTAGAAATTCAAGACAAAAATTCAATTATGTCTGATTATGTTTTCATTTGTTTTATGTTAGGAAATGACTTTATTCCTCATAACCCAGGAGTAAATATTAGAACAAATGGTATCGGTATAATCATGGATATTTATAGGCAATACTTTTCTAATGATAAATTTATTATAAATAAGGAAAATCAGATACATTGGAAAAATTTCAAAAAATTCTGTTCGTATATAGCAAATGAGGAAAAAAATTACTTCATTCATGAACATAAATTAAGAGACAAACTGGAGAAAAGAAAATACAGTACAAATACAGTTGACGAAAAGAAATACAAGTTGAATATATTACCTAGTATCAATCGCGAAACGGAACACTATATAAATCCTATAAATGATGGATGGCAGAATAGATACTATAATACTTTATTTGATGTTGAATACAATGATATTAGATTGAAACAAATATCTTTCAATTATCTCGAAGCCTTAGAATGGACATGGAAATATTATTCTGAAAAATGTTATGACTGGAGATGGAAATATAATTATGACTACGCTCCGCTTTTTGAAGATGTTATTAAATATATACCATATTATACTCATGATTTCATTTCATTTTCTACAAACCCTCCCATCAACGAATTAACCCAATTGATATATGTTTTACCAGAAGAATCCCATTATCTTTTACCACCAAACGTAAAAGACATATTAAATATTAAGTATTCGCGATGGTTTGATAAATCATCAATTGAATTTAAATGGGATTATTGTAAATACTTATGGGAGGCACATTTAACCTTACCTGAGATAGATATTGAAGAGATAGAAACAAACTTTAAATGTTACATAAAAAATTGAATGGAATTAATACGTACAATAATAGTATAAAAATCCTCAATATAATGGTATGTACTTACTGTAATTGTAAATATCATATTATAACTTCATGTCCGGTTGATAATGAATTGATATGTATAATGAATTCACTACAGATCCCTAAGTTTTCAACATTCACTGTAAAACTTTTAAAAAAACTGTCGGTCCTTCATGATCTTAAATCAGGTCTTTCTAAATTACAACTAATAAATCAACTACAAAATAAATATAATGAAATACATGTTAATAATAGTATCCGTACGAATAATAACCATAACAACAACCATAACTATCATAATAACCATAACTATCATAATAACCATAACAACAACCATAAAATAACTACGAGTATCAAGAGTATCAATAATATTACTGACAATATTGAGTGTATTGAATGTAATAATTATAATGAATGTAGTATTTGTCTAGAACAAATAGTATCAAATGATACATGTCAAACATTATGTAATCATACGTTTCATTTATCATGTATGATGAAAATTAAAAACAATTCGTGTCCTTTATGTAGAACCCAAATATTTGAACGGAGTGCAACAACAGATGGGTTATCTATTATAGACGTTGATAGCTATACCACCTCTTTTGAGACTATGACTATGGAAGATTATAATAGCAATTATAATAGCAATTATAATATTACTACTGACTGGAATGTATCAAATGTATCAAATGTATCAGACGTA